TTTGAAGTCAACAATAGTTTCTTTGCCATTATGCATGCAAACCAAATCTGTTGAGCCCGCGTATAGGCCCGGGTAGTGTAGCATAACTTCAGAGCCATAATACTCTTCCACTGGCGCAAGACCAATCTCAATAATTTTGTCGGCCATGGGACGCGCCTCTTGTCCAATCCTTGTAAGATCAACGCACCCAGTTCCTTGTACATAATGCTCGAGGAATTTGTGCATACATGTCCCCCTATTACTAGAATGGTTTTTGATTCGTTCTGCTTCTTGTTCACCTACTTTAGCCTTCCATTTTTTTATAAAATCTTTGTTTGCGGTAGCGCCTAATATCGTAGTAACGCTTGGAAGTCTATAATTACTTATCTCATAAACCCTGGTCCCTGATCCGGGGTCCGTGAGCTGTTTTCCTTGGATATAGTTGTATTTATTACTTTTCTTTATCATCTCGATCTTTCTTATTTTTTAACGATTGTCTGTAACTTTCATCCAAGTCACGTTGTTCTTGCTGTAACCTATCAAACTTTTCTTTATCTTTACCAAATATCTCGTCCCAACGTTTACGATATTTATCATCAGACGGTCTAGACTTACCATCATATTTAAATTTCATAAGGACCTTTTTTATTAGGGTTTACTTTACCCCGGTTCGTTGGTTTATATTTTATTTTATTATAAACAGATTCTTTAATGAACCCACCATACTCTCGACCAGACCTAGACTTACCGTAATTAGGTACTTGGCCCAAGCCGAATTGTGGTTTATTCTTATTCACTTTTTTTAGAATCTTCGCTATTTTTTTGTCTTCGTCTGTTTCCATAACCTTTTTTTCTATCAGAGTATAACATACACCAGGACCAAGATGTAACTTTAGTTGAGTAATGATTAACAAACATTAAAAAATTATAAATATATTTATCAAACATTTCTTTTTTCTCTCTCTAATGCTAGATCAATTATACTATCGTCAAGACTCTGTATATCTGGTTCGTAATGATCTATTATTTTTTCTATTTTTTCTAACTTTACAATAGAGTATGGCCAAAACAATTTACACACTTGCAACGCTTGTCTGTGAGCTGCAGACCAACGCCATTGTTTCTTCCAGTTTTTAGCATAGGCACCTTTAAATCTACGCTCACGTAATGTGCCAACACCTAACGTTTCATGAAAAAGTTCCATAACATTTAAATCTGTCATAGACATTTCCATTCTTATCTTCCATACTTTACATGGATTACGACCTTTTCTTTTTTCAGTAATCTGTTTAAAGTAAATACTTCCTTCACCATCAAATAGACCAGCCATGTAAGGTATATCTAAGTTGAATACAGGATTAGTCATTAGGTGCCTTAATCATATGTTTTAACACAGTTGTATACGGGTTAAGATCATAGTCTTTAGTGCAGCTTACCAACATCAATTGCAGGAGTATCATCATCAACATAAAACTCAACAACTTCGGACTCATCCACATAAATTTCCCCTTCCGATTCACACGATTGACATTGTACAACCACGTGTTCTCTACCTTCTTCTAATACCAGTTTAATATATCCATTACCATTACAGTCTGGACAAATTGCTGAGTGTCTAGTCTTTTTTAATTTTTCCATTTAACTTCTTCGCTTTCTCATTTGCAATTGATTCAATGGTTTTACTTATAGATAATGTTGCATCGGGCAATAATACCTTCGA